GCTCTAGGCATATGGTTTAGTTCCTAGTAACTATTTACATACTTAAATTTACTAGATTACAAATTTATTTCAACAACTATTGAAAATAATTTTAAATAAAAAACCCTGTTAGCAATTGGCTTTTTCCTGCTTGTTTAAACAGGGTAAAAAAAAATTTCTTTTTTTGTGTCAAAAATTACCCTGATACTTTTTTGATTGTGAATTATTTCACAATGTACGCACCTTGATTAGGTGAGGATATTTTCTGCGGGAGAAGGTTGTATCCCCTGCCTGCCAGCCTGAGGATGTTTCTAATTCTATCTTGTTTTAATCTGCGGGGGTATCTGTTTAAATTACTGGTATGGCTTAGTTTCACAATCGTACAAAGCTTGTGCATGCTTGTGCATTTGTGCAGTATTCTGAAACAAAACGATTAGAACATTTGTACTAAAACACCAACAAAAACAGGGGCAGGGTTAAATGTGACACCCACTATGTATATGTGTGTATTACCTAAAAATATGCTGTTAACTAGGTCTTAATTCTCCTTGTTTAAACAATGAATGGTTATTACTGATATAAGATATAGCTTACCCTGTGCCACTCCCATCCCAACCAGTTTTAAGTGTAGTAGCTTAAATTAATATGTGGAATAATAGCCTTTAACGCTAGTTACCATGGTCAGGCAAGTCCACTTTAATTATTGAATTATCTTATAGATTCTTTCTTAGTGCCTGGAATCTATCGTGCTTGTTGGTTTACTATACCATAATTTTTTTTATTGTGGGGATTTAATTTCAGAAAGGAGGCTAACTAAAAAAAAATCCCTTTTTTAGTTTACTACAGCAAATTAATGATATAATTAAGTAAGGTTTTTCATAACCCTTTATTCATTTAGGACATGGATTGCCCTTTCTATTGTGCGTTTGGTCAGGTAAGTAGCCAGGCAACTGATTACTTACCTACCAATGTTCCGATAGTAACTATTTACAAAAGTCAGATGTTTTTCGTAAAATATCTGACATGTCCAAAAAAAATTTTTTTTCACCTAGTAAGATACTTTGTATTGAAAGTAACTAAATGCCAATCGTGTAAGAAAGAGTTGGAGTTTTTACGAACACATAAAAAATGTGTTAATCTTGGTTGTACAGAATATAATAAGAAACTAAGGAGATATGATGTATCACAAAGCAAAAAAGAAAATGAAAAATAAAAAGAAAAAGATGTAATTATGCCTGGACCTTATTCAGAAAAACAAAAGAAGATTGCACGAGTTGCACCTCCTTTTGACAAAATTACAGCTGCTGATTTTAAAAAGCTAAGAGATAGTAAAAGAAGAAAAAAACAATAATGACTACCTACCAAGGTAAAAAAGTAACACTAAACAAACCTTCGAGAATAAGGAAAGGTGAACCTGGGTATGGAAGAAAAAAATCAAAAGTCTATGTAAAAAATAAAAAAGGCAAAGTCATCAAGGTTATGTTTGGTGACCCGAACATGGAGATTAGGAAAGATAATCCTGAAGCAAGAAAATCATTTAGAGCAAGACATAAATGTGACACTGCTACAGATAAAACTACTCCTCGATATTGGTCTTGCAAAGCGTGGTAAGAAATGAAAATAAAAGGCGTTGATGTAAGTAAGCTTACAAAAAGACAACAAGATGCAATGAAGAAACATTCTAAGCATCATACAAAAAAACACATGCAGTACATGTACAACTCTATGCGTAGAGGTACTAGCTTTAACAAAGCACATGTCAACGCACAAAAGAAAGTAGGTAAATAATGGCAATACCTGAAAAAGCAAAAAAAACATTGCGAGAAAAAGCAGCTAAGTCAAAATATACTTATGGACAATTAGCACAAGTATATCGTAGAGGACAAGGTGCTTATGTATCATCAGGTTCAAGAGGCACATCCATGGCAGCATGGTCTATGGGAAGAGTAAATTCTTTTATTAGAGGTGGACACTCACAAGACAACGATATAAAGCGTGGTGTCAAAAAAACTAAAAAGAAGATGTAATGGCACAAGTTAGTTGGATGTGGGGTGGCAAAAGACACTATGGTACTTTGATTCGAGAAACTAAAACACACAAGTTTGCTCGAACAAAAAATGGTAAAATCAAAAAGATTAAAAAATGAGTAAAAGAACACAACCTTATAGATATGGTGTACCTGCAAAATATTTAAGTGGGTTATCTGATTCTGCTGCAAAAAAAAGAGCTGCAGAAATAAAAAGAACAGCTAAGGCATATAGAGAAGGTAGAAAAGTAAATCTAAAGGCAATACAAAAATCAAGAGTGGAGGCAGGTCGAAAAAAGAAACGCACTTGATAATTAGTTGTCCAAGGTGCGAAAAACCTTTATTGCCAAGAGATGACATGAAATGTCAAAACAAAAAATGTAAAAACTATGCAAGAAAATAAAAAAATATGTTATGCAGCAGGATGTCATAGACCTTTACCAAAAGGCAAAAGAAAATATTGTTCTGATAAATGTTCTAACAGAATCAACATGCAAAAGAAAAGAGCCAGGAAGGCAGGAGTCGAATGGTCTCAAGAAGAAGATACACTAAACATACCTAGTCAAAAAACTAATGTAGCAAGTCGTAGAGGACAAGTTTACGAAGACATAAAAGAATCAGGACTAGCTTTAGATTTATACGAAAAGAAAATAAATCTAACAGAGGTAGCAAAAATTTTAAACACAACTGCTGCTGCAGTATCTATGGCATACCAGGCATACCTAGAAGATTTAAGACAAGAAGAAGAACAAAAAAACTGGAGTTTACCAAAAGTTGCCAAAACTTCTTTACAGGATTTTGGAAAGTTCAGAGCAAGATATTTTAGAACAGAGCAAGGCAAAAAATTTGAAACACCTGAGTTTCATCAAAAATGGATTGAATCAATAATGAATACTATTGATGAAGGTGAACAACAAATGATTCTATCTCCACCTAGACATGGTAAGACAGAACTATTGATACATTTTGTAGTGTGGTTGATATGCAACAATCCAAACATAAGAATTATGTGGGTTGGTGGAAATGAAGACATTGCAAAAAACTCTTTGCTATCAGTTATGGACCAGTTAGAAAACAACGAGTTACTTATAGAAGAGATATGCGGACCAGGAGCAAAATTTAAACCTAAGACAAAATCAAGTAAGTCTTGGTCTCAAAATGGTTTTACAGTTGGTACTAGAACAGTTACTGGAATCAAAAGTCCGACAATGGTAGGCATTGGTAGAGGTGGAAAGATATTGTCAAGAGATTGTGATTTGATTATTGCAGATGACATTGAAGACCACACTTCTACCATGCAACCATCCTCAAGAGAAAACACAAGAAACTGGTGGACTACAACATTGTCAAGTCGTAAAGAGGAACATACTGCAATGGTAGTTATAGGTTCAAGACAACATTATGATGACCTGTATTCTCATTTATTAGAAAACGAATCTTGGAAAACAATAGTAGAAGAGGCACATGATACAGGTTGCACAATAGCAGACTTTGAAGAACAAGAACATGTTGACTGTATGTTATGGGCTAGTAAGAGAAGTTTTAAATGGTTGATGGATAGAAAACGAGCAGCAGAAACTACAGGTGGTAGAGCAATCTATGAGATGGTTTATCTTAATATTGCAATGCCTGAAGGTCTTGCATTGTTTGACAGAGTAGAGATAGAAACATGTCGAGAACAAAAAAGAGACATTGGTCATATACCTCCAGGCACAAGATTGATTGCAGGACTAGACCCTGCATCTACAGGTTATCAAGCAGCTTTTCTTTGGGCATACGACAATGTACAGAATAAATTATATATGGTCGATATGAACAACAGTCTTGGTGGTGGTATACCACAGGCTTTAGAAATAATAAAAGGATGGTGGAAACAATATAATTGTTCACACTGGGTTATCGAAGAAAATGGTTTTCAGAAAGCTATAAGACAAGATAAAAGTATCAGAGAGTTTGCAAGTGTGCATGGTGTACATCTTGAAGGACATGAAACAAATAAAAATAAATTTGACCCTTTGTATGGTGTTACTGCAATGAGACCACTATTCCAGGAAGAAAAAATTTCTTTGCCATATCTTAGCTATGAGGCTCAAGAAAAGGTAAACTTATATACAAGTCAGTTGGTTTATTTCAGCTCTGCTAAAAATAAAAGCAAGAGTGTGGGTACAAAGACTGACATTGTTATGGCTAGTTGGTTTCCAATGAGAGCAATTAGGCGTATGCAGAAAGAAAGATTTGCAGAGCTTGGTTATGAATATGAACCTAGCTTTACTGGGTACGAACCTAGTAATATGGATGTAGACACATGGAGATAAATGCCTTTAGATAGCGATAAATTATACGACAAAATTGATTATCTTAGAGTAACCAATCAAGAATCTATTGTTGATAGGTCAAGAATCAGAGATATCATGAATGGTGGTGAGGCAGCAGTTCGTGCTTTACTAGGTAACTCAATCAATGTTGAGTATCACGAGTTACCTGCACCTAACTTATTTTTAACTGCACTAGATAGATTTGCACAAAAATTAGGTAGAAGTCCTGATTTAAAAGTTGACATAATAAACGAAAAAGATTCTGAGAGAGCAAAGAAGAAATCAGAGAAACTTGAAAGAATAGTTATGTCTTATGATAAGTTTCAAAAACTTAGTATGCAGTTACCACAAGTTGGTAGATGGCTACCTGGTTATGGTTTTGTTGTTTGGACTATATCACACAAAAGAGACAAGAATGGTGTGCCATATCCATACGCAGAACTAAGAGACCCTTTTACTTGTTATCCAGGATATTTTGGTAATGACCAACAACCTACAGAACTAGCAATAATAACTAGAGTTCCGCACAAAGTATTGGCAGAACAATATCCTGATGCTAAAAAATTTATTTATGGCACAAACGAAGATACAGAACAAGACCCATACAGTGCTATGTTGGATTATTCAGATAGACATGGTAGTTGGGCAAACTCCAATGGTAATGGAAAGATTGTAGTCGAATACAAAGACAGTGAAGGTACTTATGTATTTTTGCCTGAAAATAGAAAGATTATAGATTACATGGAGAATCCATTGAAATCAGGTCCATGTTTTGTAATAGCTAAAAGATTTTCTTTTGACCAAATGCAAAGTCAGTTCCAACACATCACAGGTCTTATGTCAAATATGGCAAAGATAAATATTCTTGGAACTATTGCTATGGAAGATGCAGTATTTACTGAAACAAATATTACAGGTGAGATTGAATCAGGCAAATACAGAAAAGGTAGGTTTGCTGTTAACTACCTTGCGCCTGGTTCATCAGTATCAAAACCTGTAAATAATTTACCATATCAACTATTTCAACAAGTAGATAGATTAGAACGACACTTACGACTAGGTGCAGCTTATCCTGTATCAGATGATGGACAATCTCCAAATGCATTTGTTACTGGTAGAGGATTAGAAGAACTTGGTCAATCTGCATCATTGCATGTAAGAGAATATCAAACAATATTATCTGATGCACTACAAGAGTTAGATGCAAAAAGACTTGAATATGATGAGGCAATGTTTCCTGGTGTAAGAAAACCTATAGCAGGTTATCACAAAGGAACAGCTTACAAAGAAACTTATGTACCATCATCAGACATCAAAGAATTTTATACAACAAGAAGAGTGTATGGTGTTATGGCAGGATTTGATGAGCCACAAAAAATTATTACAGGTTTACAACTCAAACAACAAGGAATTATTGATACACAGACATTACAAGAAAACATGGATGGCTTAGATAATATTACAAAGATACAACAACGTATTAGTGCAGAGAGAGCAGAAACAGTATTGTTTGAAAGTCTTATGGCACAAGCAGCACAAGGTGACCCTAAAGCTACTATGGCTGCAATAGAGATTAGAAAGAATCCACAAAAAATGTCTGCAATACTAGATAAATATTTTACACCTGAAGGTGATGAACCATCACAAGAAGAGTTAGCTATGTTAGGTCAAGGAGGTCCACAGATACCTGGAGGACCTGGTGGTGGATTACCTGGTATAGAACAGGTGTTAGGTGCTTTAGGACAACAAGGACAACCTGATGGATGAACAAGAGATATTAAGTAAATTTTTTGACATTATAAATAGTGAAGATTGGAATGATGATGTCTTTACTGGTATAGAAACTGAAAAGGTTTTAATGACACAATACATTACAATACCTACACCACATCCTCAAATATTTATGAACTTTGCATTTTCTTTTGAATATAACCCTGACTTAGGAAAAGATTTATATGGCGAAACATAATAGAGGTAGAAAAAATAAAGCGTTACAAGAGGCAACTGATTTAACACAAGCAGGTGCATTTGCAGACATTGTTGCACCTCCAAGAAAAGAGGGCGACCCAACAGGACAGACTACAGCATTAGATAATCAAGCAGGTGCAATATCACCCATAGCTGATGAGCCATTGCCAAGACAACCAAGGCAACCTGCTATACCCTCAGCACCAATAAACTTATCTGCACCTACAAACAAACCAAGTGAGCCTATTACATCAGGAATACCATTTGGTGCAGGAGATAATGGTGCTAAACCTTTTGCTACAGATACAGTAAACAATTTTTTGATTGCTGCAAAAAGAGTATTTAACGACCCAATATTTGATGAGCTGCTAGAGGCAGACAACGATATAGGGTGATATGGATTACAGACCTACATTTTATTTACCATCAACGTTTGTAGATGGATTAGCAGAAAAAACAACACAAAACAAAAACGAGATAGCACAGTTTGAAAGGTCTATTACACCTGAACTTGCACAAAACATGGTGGACATATCTAA